ACCAGTCCATTGTCGATAGTCAGTCACGTGTGTTAAACACATGGGCCGACGTCCTCAACCGTGCTGGTCTTGGGATGGAGGTAATGCACGAACGCAACGCGCATAACTTCCATTCCAAGGTTCTGTCTGTTTACAACGTCAGCCCATGTAGGGATAACTTTGCCGTTTGTATCAACGATGGATTGATTAAAGTTAAAACCATTAAGGTTGAAAGCCATGGTGCAGATACCCATTGAGGTGAGCCATATGCCAACCACGGGCCAAGTAGCCAAAAAGAAATGTAAGCTACGAGAATTATTAAAAGATGCATATTGAAAAATTAATCTACCGAAGTAGCCGTGGGCTGCAACGATGTTGTAAGTCTCTTCATCCTGACCAAACTTGTAGCCATAGTTCTGAGATTCGTTTTCTGTTGTCTCCTTAACGATTGAGGAAGTAACAAGACTTCCATGCATAGCTGCGGCAAGAGCTCCACCGAATACCCCAGCAACGCCGAGCATGTGGAACGGGTGCATAAGGATATTGTGTTCTGCTTGGAATACAAACATGAAGTTAAAAGTACCAGAAATACCAAGAGGCATACCATCACTGAAACTCCCCTGTCCGAAAGGGTAGACCAAGAATACAGCAAGTGCTGCGGATAGTGGTGCTGTGTAAGCAACAAAGATCCACGGTCTCATGCCGAGTCTATAAGATAGCTCCCACTGTCTACCAGCATAAGCTGCAACACCTATGAGGAAATGAAAGACAATGAGTTGATATGGTCCGCCATTGTATAGCCACTCGTCCAGTGTGCCGGCTTCCCATATAGGATAGAAATGTAGTCCGATTGCGTTAGAGGAGGGGACGACTGCTCCTGATATAATATTGTTTCCGTATAATAACGAGCCGGAAACTGGCTCACGTATGCCATCTATGTCTACAGGCGGTGCTGCGATGAAGGCGAGAATAAAACAAGTTGTTGCGGCTAGCAATGTAGGGATCATTAAGACACCAAACCAACCTACATATAGTCTGTTGTTTGTGCTTGTAACCCACTCACAGAAGCTCTGCCAGTTAGTAGTGGTGTTACCTCTTGTTACTGAGATAGCTGCCATTAAAATATACCGGGGATGATTTGTCCTGTTGTTGCGTAAGCACCTACTGCTGCTACGAATCCGAGCATAGCTGCCCAGCCATTAAATCTTTCTGCTTCGTTTGTCATAATTGGATGTTTGTTAATTGGATAGTTTGGAATGACTCTAGGTGGAGTCTCATTTGGATAAATGTTAATTAGTTTGTCAGTCATTATTTTTTTTTAGTTTTTCTCTTGTAAGGTTTTGCTGTTTTCGCTGACTTCTTAAAGTTAGCGGCGGTGGGAGAGCCCTTAGAACCCACCTTTCTCATTTTCTCACCAGAGCCAGCGGCGATCCGCTTACGCTTGGCGTGAATGTTTGCGTAAAGACCTCGTTTAGCCATTACGCTTTTTTCCTATAATAGTTGATGACATTTTTCTTGTCTTCAATAGTGTAGTCACCATACTTTTTATTTCCATACTGTCTTTGTATGGACTCAAAAATATAGTCAGGCATTTTTGCTACCTTCTTGTTTTTTTTCTGCTGTCTTTCAGAGATAGAATTAGTTTCTGTTCCATCTTCATCGTATGTTCTAGCCATGTGTCTCTCTATAATAGTGCGTGATCAGGGGTGTCTTGGAATTGAATTAAAGGCCGATCCTGTGGTACTGATTTAGGCATGTAGTTTATATTTAAAACTTCTCTTGCGATAACATCTGTACAAGTTGTGCCTGTGTGTTTAATATGTGAGTCAAACATTACTATTCTGTTTGCTATACTTTGTACTTTTTCTCCAGTTTCAAATGCAGTATAACCATTGTTTGTATTTAAATAAAATACCGCAGTTTTACTTTGTGGTAAAGGTAAATCTATATGATAACCATGTTCAATTATCTTAGGTGCTTTAGGATTTAAGTTAACCTTAAGTCTAAAGTGAACCTCCATATCCATTTTATCAAACAATGCAACTAAGCATGGATAGTATAAAGTTTCTGGAAGTATTGTATATGAAAATTGAAAGTTATCAGTAACATCTACATTAGACTCTTCATCACCGACAACTTGCTGGAATGACCAAGGAACAAATTTAGGATGGAGAATCTCAGTGACAGTTTTAAACTCGTCATCAGTTAAAAAGTTATCTTTAACTTCTATCATGATATTCTTAAATGGTTAGCGGTTGGTTGGTAAGTTGTAAGGTCAAAAGCAATAGTTACTCTTTCCTTATCTCCATTATGTACACTTGTAAAGTGTGGTATATAGTTAGGAAACAATGTTATCTTTCCTACTTTATTTTTACTTTCATGTACAAGAGGAGAGTTAGTTATACCTTCATCTAGTATTGGTACAAGAGCTGAATGTGTGTAACCAGTATAGGTGTCATCACATTGAACTGTTATGTGTCCACCTAGATAACAAGTTGGTGTAACATCATGTATATGAGTAGAGATCTGTTGACCTTTAGTCATAACATTATACCAGCATTGAGTGTAAAGATTCATATAAGGTACAGCATCTGCCATACCCATATGTTTTAAAAGTACATTATGCAAACTACTGATATTTATTTTTAATTTATTAATTTCAGTATCTTCAAAATTAAAGATATTAAAATTAGCATGCCTAGCAGTAGTTGTGTCTAGACCTAACCCTGTGCACCCATCATGAGTTGGTTTTAGTTTTAAAATCTCATCTTGTTTCTGTAACAAATAGTTTGCTATGTAACTAAAGTCTACATCTTCTATTTGCCCTTCGATGATATTATAATCCCAGTAAGGTGCAAAGGGTGTTTGTTTTTCTTGGCTACTAAATCTATGGATTTTTAAATCCTTCATCAGCATTTCCACTTACGTAAAGCCAGAGCTTTTCTCGTAGGCTTGCCGTTTGGTTTTTTCATTGGTCCTTTGACTCCACTCATACGAGCACAAAAAGAACGCTTACGTGCACCACCTCCGGGCTGTGGTGCTTTGAGGTTAGAGCCGGTAGCAGCATTGTACTTCTTTCTACCAGCAGCTGTCAGTCCTCCTGAGCGAGACTTGTGCTTGCCCATCTTGAGACTGACATTCTTTTTCTTTACTGCCATTACACTCCTTTCATGTATTGATCCATAAAGATCTTAAGCTGTTTTCTTTTCTGATTACCTGATAACTTTTTAAGAACTTCTAAACCTTGTTGCTGTTCTATGTTTGTCATAGGTTCACCAGTAGATATCCTAGGAAACTGAGCTATTTGTAAACTCTTTTTGTTCTTAGCTAGTGGTACAGGTAATCCATGTATGTTAGGATCATACTCTCCAGCTTCATAAAACTTTCCTTTGGTCTGCATGTAAGCTTCACCCGAGCCATCTAGAAAAAAACCTTTTTCAGTAGGATAGTACTCACTTGAGGTATCTCCTCCAGCTATCATTAAATTGTTACGCTTCGTTGACATTGTTGTTAGTCCTCTTTTTCATCTTGGCTAGCTTAGTTTCTCTTGACGGTATCGGGGATTTACCCGGTTCGTAAGGGCTACTAGGTTTGTCAGGTCTTTTGTAAGGAGGAAGCTGACCGGGAGGGTGAGCCATTACTTTTTACCCTTCTTATTTTTCATGATTGCAGCCGCAACTTTTGGTCTTTTTTTTGCGAGTGCGGCTAGACCCTTTGACGCTTTCTTAGCTGGTGGTCTACCTTTCTTGTTTCCGTATGTACCTTTACCTGCTGGCATGTGATTTCTCCTAAAATGATAAGTCTGATCTGTCTAGTTTTTCGATAACATCTTGCCTGTAGGCAGGGTCGTTATCATACCTTCGGTCATTCATTGCTTGGACTAGCTCTGCTTGACTGCGGAAAGTGTCACCGCTTTGTGGGGGTGCTGCTTTACCTTGTACCATTGCTCCTTCTACTCCGTTAGCTGCATCATACTGTGATTTCAAACCTTGGACTGCAAACTTAATAGCACCAAGGGTACCAGTGTTTACAATTTGATCAAAGGCTTCAATAGATTTTGCATCTAAGTTTTGATTAGCCCATTGTACCATGTTTGTATAAGCTTGCTCACCACCAGCTGAGTTCTGAACTTCACTTATCTGTGCATCAGATATGTCAGCTGTTTCAGTTGGTTTCTGTGCTTGCCACTCAGGGCTTTTAGTTACTTCTAGATAGGCGTTGACCAAGTCTTCACTTGACATGCCTTGAAATTTTTCGAGAGTTTCTGGAGAGAGTTTGCCATCGTTTTGATAATACTCATCTGATGCTGACGTAATTACATTAGCGTTATCAGATAACGTAGTAGTCTCTGACTCTGGTTCTGACTCTGGCTCTGTTTCAGCTTGCTCTGACTTTTCACCTAGCTTTGCTTCTAACTCTTTGTATGCTTTTTCTAAATCTTGAGCTGATTTATATTTACCAGCGAGTAGCTGTTCTTGCTCCTCGACCATCTTCTCACCAACAGCCAGAGAGTCTTGCTCGTCTGGCGTTAGGTTATCGGTGAGAGTTTCTGTAGGTACTGATGTATCTACTGTAAATGTTTGTTCTTCTGCTGCCATTCTATTCTTGTGGTGGTGTTGGTGATGCTCCTTCTAACATGCCTTGAGCTACTGCTGACGCTTGATTTGCTAAGTCTGGATTCTTGCTTGGGTCCATAAGTGGAGTGCCTGCAATCTGACCTGTTTGCTTAACAAGCTCTTGTTGTGCCTGTTGCTGCATCATCATTTGTTTCTCTTGCTCTAACTGTTGTGGAGTCTTGATTAAGTTAAGAACATCTATACCCTGTGCAGCCGCTAGTCTGGAGACTGCTTCTGTTGGGTTAACAAATTTTAACATAGCTTCTGGTCCCAATGTTTGTGCTATTGTAGCCAAGAATCTAGTTAATGCTTCGTTGTCTTGTCCTCTTCCTAAACTATTAATACCAGCTACGATCTTAGGTCTGACTACATCTTTAGGAAGTCTAGGTATCTGATTAGATCGTTGTAGGATTAACATAGTTCTGTTAAGGTAGGGTACTAAGAACTCTACCGTTAGTAAGCTGAACAAGCCGCCGAGGGATTGCTCTAGCTCTAGCTGAGTAAGGCGTACCTCTTCAGCTGTAACTCTCTCTGCATTTCTTACGTTCATAACTAAGAAAGCTTCGAGTATTCTTTTCTCTATTGACTGCGACATCTGTGCAGCTGTGGAGAAGTCAGCAGTCTTACCTACTTGTACTACTCCTACATCTTCTGGTCTACCCTGTATGATAGCTCCGTTACCAGCTTTGGCTAAGGTCTGTGGTTTGGTAGTCGACGAAGGTGATACAAGAAAAATAACTTTACTTGCCACACTTGCACCCTCTACCAGAGCTTGGGATAATCCATTAAGACTGCGTAAGTCTCCAATAAATTCCTCTACTCTACCACGTCCATAATCTTCACCGTCTACTGTATTGAATCGAAGCACTAACCATGGTGAGGCTTTCTTTGGTGCTGTGCTCTGGCTACCTTCTAGGATCATGTTGTCCACTTCTTGATGCCATCTCCAGCTACCACTATTCTCATCCATCTTGACACAGGTGTATACCTCAGCGTCGTCTTCATCTGGACCAAGGTAATTACTGTTCGGTCCCTGTTCCTCTGGAGGTTTTGCAATCCCCAGAACCTTTCTGCTAATTAGCTCTTTGGTAATTATTTCTATAACATTACCGTTACCGTCTCTGTTTACCACATATCTTGATAAGGGATAAGCCTTTAGACCCTCCTTACCCATAAAGATAAGTGCGTTACCACCAACGATCAGGTGTTTTAATGCTTGGTGTACAACAACTCTATCGTTAGATGCAGCTATGAAATCCATTATCAATCTCTCTATCTTTGAGAATGATAAGTCTAATTCTGTACGCATCTGTGGATCTAGTGTCTCTCCAAGTTTATCGTCTCTTACTTGTAGCTTAAAGAAGCTAGTCTGTGGAGGTAGTGTAGCCAGCATAAGCTTGGCTGCTAAGGTAACGACAGCCTTGGCTCCGACTGACTGCCACGGTTGTAGCAATGTTCGTTTGCCTTTAAAGCTATCGTCTCTTTGTATGAGGTATGGTAAGGTAAGTTCAGAACATTCAACTGCCATATCTAGAAACTGAGTTCTACCTGATGACAGTTTAGTGTATCTTTCTTTTGCCTTATACATTCATACCACCTGTTGTACCACCACCTGTTCCAGTGTTGAGATTTATTTTAAGAGCATCAGTACCAGTCTTTTTAGCTGTTCCTCTTGGAGCAGACTTAGCTGTTGTACCGTACTCTACGCCTGCTGTTTCATCAGGATCTACTAGCTCTTTTTTGCTAGGTAGTCGCCCTGCTTGCACTACGTCAGGCTGCCTTGGTTGTATAGGAGCTGGTGTAGGCATAGGTGATGGGCTTGATCTAAATAGACACATTATCTTCGTTTAAAATAGATTTTATATACTGTACCACTTCCTGTTGTCCAGAGCGATACATAATGGAGGCTAAGTCCTCCTTGGGGTGGACTGGATACCAAGCGAACTTGGATTCTAAATCCTCTACCAGTTTCTCTAACTTTTCTGAATGAAAGTTAAGCGTACTGGGGTAGGTTTGTGTTTGCATGTTCAAAAAATGCGGGCATACGAGCTGCTTTTGTGTCAGAAAACTGCGGGGCTTTACCATGATACATTAACTGATCGCTCGCATCCAGCCAAAATTTTTTGCTTAAATATTTATCAGTATGGTTTTCTGTTAGGGGTTGTAGTACCCATTGTATAGTTGCCTTCCGAAGCTTATCCAAAGAA